GATATATAGAAGGAAATTTACTATAATCTATATAATACATATTTGATATTGAATTTTTTGTTCCTAAATTTGATATACGTACTTTAATAACATTATCAGTTACCATTTTATTAAAAAATTTATTCATTACTGGTTCTAATAAGGGATCATTAGGAATATTTTTTGTTATATCATTAGGATTAATATATATAGGTATATCCATTAAATCATCGTATATTATTTTTAGTAATTTGTTATTATTATCGAATTTTTCTTTAATAGATTTTGATTCTCTATCTTTATTTGGATATAATAAACTATACTGTAAATATTCATAATTCTTAATATATAATGTATCCAATAATTGTCGATATAATTCAATTTTTATATCTGCATCATATATTATTTTAGATTTACCTATTGAATTAATAGAACTAATTGCATTATTTAATAATGATATATAATTTTCATATAATTTATATTTATTATTAATATACATGAAAAGATTAGCAGGAACTGCCTTAATCTCTGATTTATCATTGATAACCCACCAAAAATCACTATCAGGTCCAATTTCAGCAAATTGATAGAATTTGAATGTATCTCCTAATTTGAACGGGAAAAAACTTACATCATCAGGAGGATTAAGATAATTTCCTATAGCAGTAATAGTATCATATTGTTCTGGAACTATAGGATCTTCTAATTGTGTTACATTAGGAGGATTAGAAAGAGATTGGGATGGAATTGGAGGGGGTATTGTTGTAGAAGGTGTTGTATTTACATTTACAAAAGGCTGAGATGTGAACCTATTAGGTTGTGTAGTCCCTGGTATATTAGTTTGAGTAAATGGGGATGCACCAAATGTTTGTGAAGGCTGAGTGAATTGGGATCCACCAAAAGGTTGAGAGGGTTGCCCAAATGGAGATGCACCAAAAGGTTGAGAGGGTTGCCCAAATGGAGATGCACCAAAAGGTTGAGAGGGTTGCCCAAATGGGGATGCACCGACGAAAGGTTGAGCCGAGGTACCGAAAGGTTGACTAACAATTGGTTGAGTAGTATATGTATAAGATGGTTGTATTGGTTGAGTAGTAGGTAATCCTGTTTGATTTTCTATATCAAAAGGTTGACTACTTGTAATAGTAATTTTATTACTTGGCCAATGTGAAAAAATATTCGATAAATAACTATTTGATTTATTTTGAAATACAGGTATTGTAGTCATTTTTTATTAAAAAATAAGTATTTTTTAATATTTAAAATCTTTTAAGACGATTAATATAATACTCAATATCGTCATCCTCATCATCATCCTCTTCATCATCGATGAATGAAGAGGATGTAATACTAAAATCAAATTTAATATTTCCATTATATTTCAATACATCAGATCTATCATAATCTTTTATATCTTTTTCTGAAACTAGTTGAGCTGAAACTTTTTGTGAACCTTTTAATGATGGTTTTTTTACTGTAGCTTGATAATAATCATTACCCTTTTTAATATACACTAATGTATCTGGGTAAATATTAGTATCATTATTTATATTAATAAATCCATAAGGATTTGATGAAGAATTATATGGATTTTGTGAATTAGATGCTATACTATCTATATATGTATTAGTATCATTAATTATCTCTTGTGTTTTTTGTTTAATTTCATTTAATGAAAAAAAATTAAAATTAGTATTAAAATCTTCTATTTTTTTCATTAATGGTTTATATAGATAAAGGTCTTTGCCTCTTACAATAAATTTATTAGCATAATAGACTCTTAAATATTGATTGGATACTTTATTTTTATTAATAGTTTTAATTTTCTCTTTTTCCTTTTCATCAGGTTCATTCTTTTTCTTTTCCTCTTCTTCTTCTTTCTTTTTCTTTTCCTCTTCTTCTTTCTTCTTTTGTTCCTCTTCTTTTTCTCTTTCTTTTCTACCTAATTCTTTAAGTTCTTCAGGGTTTAATTCTGGAGGTTTATTAGGAGAAGTACTAAATAATGAAGGAATAGTAGGTGAAGAGGATGGAATACTAGATGGGTAAGAATTGCTGAATGGAGAAACTCCGAAAGAGGAAGGATAACTACTAGAGGAGATAGGAGAAGAAGGAATTGGTTGAGAAGTATTTATTACTTGTTGTTGAGGTGTTCTATTAATTGGATATACATTAGTATCTATATCACTATGAATTACATCAAAATAGGTAGGACCTTTTGGCGGCCAATGACTGAATATATTTGATAAATAAGATCTACCAGAAATAGTTTGTGTAAAAATAGGTGTATTACTAGTATTAGTATTAAATAATGGTGTAGCTAAAGGATTACCAGGTTGAAATGTGCTAAGGAATGGTGATGATGACATTTTATAATTTTTATAAAATATCTTTTTATATTTATTTGTTTTTAATTGTTTTACGGTATACAATCAAGAAATTGGTTAGATCAGTCTTCCAGATATCTGTGGGCTTTTGCTTATCAATAATTTCATACTCTAACTTGAGTTTATTAATGACATCATCCAATTCAACCAAATCTTCCTTTGTAAGATTTTGCATGGGAAGATTCAGATACTTTGGATTGAGATTAATCTTCTTACATTGATCCAAAATGGATTGCTTTGTTTGATCTGTTAGGATTAATTTCTTGCTTACTACAGCCATGAGAAAGGATTTCTTTTCTTCTGCTTGTTGAATTTTATCATTAATTTGTTTTAGTAGTAATTCCTTTCGCTTGATATAATATGGAAGTCTGAAATCATAGAATGCTTCTAACCATCCATCAATAGTCTTACATTTCATGGGATGTGATTCTGGATTTAATAGGACCATATTTCCCAATCCACTGCTTGTTCTTAGACGGAGACGTTGAGAGCTTGGATTGGAGAATCCACTTACGAAAATATTAATTTCTCCTGTCTTATCATTACATTTATCAATGATATCTGTAATTTGTTTTTCTGTGCGAAGATCTTGAAGCCAACTCATATAATTAGATGTCCATTTTCCAAGAGGTAATTCAGTAATTGAAACACCCTTATGAAGGACGGCGTTATATGTTCCTTCTGAAACAAGTGAAACAGCATCTTTACTTGAATCATTCTCTTCTGAGAATGATGATTCAAATACGATCGTTTCTTCCTTTTTCTCTTCTTCTTCCTCTTTAAGATCTTCCTTAGGTTCTTCTACTACTGATTTGGTTGGAGATTTAATAGTCTTTCCCTTCCTTTTCTTATCCGGAATGACAGGAACAATTTCTTTACTTTCTTGATAAATAGTTCGAGACTTATCATTATATTCAATGAATAGTTTTCCTTTGAATCCTCGATACCATGGTTTAATTGTTGGAAGTTTTGTTCCGTCAATTTTTGCAATAATCCATGAAACAATATGTTCGGGATTATAATTGGGGATAAATGATGAATAACCCGTACCAATTCCTGTAGAACCATTGATGGCCCACATAGGAATAATAGGTAGGAAAAATTTAGGTTCGGTTAATTTACCATCTTCATCGGGAATATACTCTAGAAGAGGCATATCCTCGGATTTGAATACTTCATAAAGCCATTTTTCTGGGCGAACAAATACGTATCGAGGAGCTCCTGCATCTTGTCCACCTAATTTACGACTACCAAATTGACCACGCTTTTCAAAGTATCTTAGATTATTTGATCCAACGAAATCTTGTGTCATTGCAATGATAGTTTGAGCTAGTGCTGCATCACCATAATGGTATACGACATGTTCTGAGACATAACTACCCAATTGGGAAACACGAACTTCATCCCCGGATGAATTATAACTGGACCATTTATTGAATACACCCAAGAGAATTTTCCTCTGGGATTCTTTGAGTCCATCTGCGAAAGAAGGGATACTTCTTAATACAGCAATCATACTGAAATGAATCAATTCTCGATTAATATAATCACTCACATTAATTTCCTTTCCAATGGAAACTTCTAGAGAAGATTGCCATGTCTTTAACCATTCCTTTCTTTTATCTGCATACAACTTATCGAATGCTAGTTTGAGATTTTCTCCCGCTTCTTCATCATTTTTAATGATGGGGCAAACGATATCTTTCGCATCATCGTCGATATCTTCATCCGTGGATGTGGCGAGACCTTTGTAATACTTGAAATGGTAATTTTTCCAATCGGGTGTACTATTCTTCCATTCCTCCATTTGAGCGTTCGTATAAAATTTGAGAACATTTTTTGCCTTTTCTCGGTCCTTATTCCCTTTCCAAGCTCGAACGATGGGTGTAATACGAATTTCAACAAATCCTCTATTAGTCAATGATGGATAATATTTATGGAAGAAATTATAAATCAACATAGCGATATGTTTTCCATCCACGTCTGCATCCGTCATAATTCGAACTTTTCCATAACGAAGTCGTTTAAAGTTATTTTCATCTGAATAATCCGTCTTTTCTTGAAGACCGATAATGACTTTGAGAGCTTCAATTTCAGCATTTTCCAAGATTTGTTTTACTGAAGCATTTGTGACATTAATTAATTTTCCACGAAGAGGGAAAACACCTTCCAAATCATTATCCGAACGAGTCTTTGATGCATAATTGGCGGCGGATTTTCCTTCAGTCAAATAGAGAATAGTTTGAGTGGATTTACTAGTTCCTGCAAAATTTGCATCCGTTAAACCCTTCACATTGACGTGACGGGTCTTTTTCCCGTCAGTCTTAGATAGTTTACTTTGTTCCTTTTGTTCTAGAATATTCTTTAAACGTTCTACTAACTGCCATTTCTTCATTGGGTTGAGAATAGTTAATGGAATATTCATTTTGGGGGTTGGAGCGGCTAAATCCGTTTTTGTCTGACTCTTAAATTCTGGGTCAGGTAATTGAGAATTAATCACTAATGAAACATGTTGTTTGATATCCTTGATTGAAAGGATAGATTTTCCATTAATTGCTTCATTAATATCCGGAAGAATAACATCCGCAATTTCTTTATAAACAGAATCAACATGAACACCTGCATTAATCATCAATCCATTAACGAAACCGATCACTCGTCCTTCAAAAGGTGTATCCAAAATACAAATTTCCATATTATTCTCTTCAAAAACAGCTTTCTTTTTCTGAGTAGATTTCTTTGATGAACTGGGAGTAGGTATTGGTTGTACTTCCTTTTTAACTCCTCCAATTTCTGCATTGCATTCGTATGTAATACATGTTTGAATGACTGATTCATCCATATAATAACTTGCCATACTCTTTGTTGTATCAACATTGAAATGTGTTTGATTGAATCGAGTGGGAATATGGCAACTCAAAGAATAATCCATGGTATATCGAGCGAATAATTGAATTGCATCCATGGTATATTCAGTCATATCAAAGAATGGGAAATCCAATGTATAACTTACTTGAACCATTGATTCCGCCCCCTTATAAGGGATTACTTTCGCTGGAGTAGATTCTTGAAGAGCATTTCGATGAATTTGAAAGAATTCTTTCTTATTAATATGATCCTTAACAAGTACTTTTGCTTCTGTGCAAAAAACAAAGACTGCTTTTGATCCAACACCGTTCAATCCAGCTGTTTTACGAACTTGATCTTTCTTATAATTTGATGAACTCAAAAAATCACTAAAAATCATTTCTGGGACAAGTTTTTGAGTCTTTTCGTGAATTTCTACAGGGATGGGACATCCATAATTAGTGATAGTAATTGTTTTTTTATCCATATCCACTTCAATCATTTTGGGGTCGAATCCTCGTTCTCTTGAACGAATAACTGCATCACCTGCATTACTAATAATTTCAAAGAAACATCTTTTAACTGCTTCTGGGATAGTATTTACTTTCTTAATTGGTACATTCGTTTCAAAATCATAAACCCATTCTTCTACTTCCTCTTTTCGGATGGATCCGATATACATTCCAGGGCGGAGACGAACTTGTTCTCTCATAGTGAGATTATCGTAATCGTCTGCCACCATTGCTTGACCCATTTTTTGGGAGGAGGTACGAGAGGAGGAAGCCATTGGTTTTTGTGAGGGGGGATTCACGTTTTAAAATATTCAATTCTTAATTTGAATATTTTAATTAATTATATAATTATTAATTATATAATCAAGTAATTAAAAATGAAAAATTTATTTACTCCTCATCCTCCATCCAAAAAATATCAAGTATGGACCGATGGATCCTATGAAAAAGGTTTGGCGGGATATGGGTATATTGTTTTGGAAAATAATGAACCTATCTCATATGGATACGGCCCTGTAAAAGGGAAGCAAACAAATCAGAGAGCGGAATTATCAGGGATTTATTTTGGTTTACAAAAAGCCGTCCAAGAAAATTTGACGGATATTGAACTTATTTCAGATAGTAATTATTGTATTCAATCATTAACTGTTTGGTATAAAAATTGGCAAAAAAATAATTGGAAAACAGCGAATGGTTATTCTGTGGAAAATCAAGATTTAATTAAACCTATCCTTGATTTATTATCATCTAATATAAAAGTTTCATTTATTCATGTATATAGCCATCAAGGTGTTTATTGGAATGAGGAAGTGGATAAAATGGCTTATAATGGAAGATTATTAAAAAAGTCTGCGTAGAAAATTTTTTTGCGTAGAAGAATGATTCAATTTTTGACTCACTGAGGGTATACACACATCGCATTTTACTAATGCACTAAATTATTTCATACACAAAATATGTATGAAATAAAAAATTGATTTTTTAACTATGAAAAAAATTGACATTTTACTAGTAAAAATAGTGTTTTTTTTTCAAGAATTTTTGTAAACTTCTTGTTCATTGATCATGTATCCATACCATCGGCGATCCTTTCTCAGTCCCAATCGTTTATCCATTTCTTTATAGAATTTTGTTGAATCTCCCACCTTATGTTGAGGATGCATTTCCTGCATCCAATTTGTATACATATTCCATGCATCTTTCATTGTAACGAAAACATTCGCTTTTCTTTCTTCATCCTTCACTTGGATTAATTCGGAATCAATGAATTGTTGATGGAGATCATGTTCTCTCCAATAATTTTCTGTATTTCGTTTAATTTCTAATGGAATATCTAATTTTTCTGAACAATAATGTTTGTAATATTGAACTAAGACCCACATCATTGCTTCCGCATATTCTGGGATCCTATCCTTGAAATAGGGATCCAATGGGAATTTTCTCAATTTGAATTGTTCCTCCTCTGTATCAGGAGCATTTTTAGTCCAAATACTATTGAATGGGATATTAATTAAACGATTCTTCATCGCTTGATCTGGATGATTGAATTCATTCAATGTATTGCATTGGAAAATTAGTTTAACTTGAGGTTCAATGTCTCCACCGTTATCGTGTAGCTTTCTTGCGAAGATATTTTCATTTCCAGTTAATTCTTTAATCACACCCACTTGCATTTTATCTCCTTCATCCGATTCTTTCGCACTGGCAATTCGTGCATTTGCTAAACGGGCAAGAGCGGGTGTAGCATTTTCCGATTGACCTCGTTTACCCGTTAAAGCGGATGTAGGAATTTCAACGTGATAATTCCCGAAAGCCTTTCTGAGACATGTGACTATAGTTGTTTTACAATTATTTCCAAATTCTCCACTGAAAACAATAAATTCCTTATTAATATTTCCTCCGTGTAAAAAGGATGAAAATAGTTTCAATACATAACGAATGACATCTTTATCGATAAAAATTTGTTTCATCCATTTTTCGAAATTTTGAACAATTTTATCTGTCCATTTTAGATTAACATTATATTTAACACCCGCTTGATGACTCAAATAATCCTCTGGTTTTCCCGCACGAAAAATAGCTTGAGTATCAGTGCATTCTATAACACCATTTAATAGTCGCATCAATTTTGGATTTCTATCTAATTGAGCACTAAAATTGGGAATTTCAAAGTATACATCGCTATAATCCACCATTTGTGAAATAAACGATTTAACTTTCATTTTCTTTATCACTGAATTCAAACAATCAATCTTTGGTTCAAAAGAATTCCTTTCATTTTCATCCGTTTGTTCGGATTGTTTCAATCTATATTGACCAGATAATTTCATTAGATAGGGAATAAAATCAAATACAATTTTTTTTCTAATACAAACAGGTTTTTTTCCTTGGAATGTCCATCCATGATTATTAAATTCATACCAATTTTCATTTTCATAGACATAATCTAACCAATATTTTCTATATACAACTTTTGCTACATCCGCATGAGTAATATTATTTGGATCTCTAAAGAGATCGTCCAATGCGGGTTGAATCCATCGTTGATGCCATTGTTCATATGCTTCTGGATTATCCATATACACATACCATGCGATCGTTCGATGAGTAATCATTGGGAAATTATTGAATCGATCATATTTAGCTTCGCATTCCGATGCTTTAAATGTTGTGTATTTTTCAGTGATTTCTTGCCAGGTAGATTTTCCTCTACTTCCACCTTTATAAACATAATGCAAAGCTTGACCTATATCCATCCATACTGATTCGGTGGAAAATCTTTTCTTACTAAGGAAAGGAATTAATGATTCAACAATTCCTTGTTCTTCGGTTGATTGCATGGTCATATCTAGACTAGGTGTTAAAGAAACTTGTCTGCCAGACTCTTTTGGAAGAACAACCTTATTCCAGTATGACATACTAAAAAACATAGGAAGCCAAAACCAACGATTTGGTTCAGAAAAATTTACTTCATTCAAATCAATCATGCCCTTTGCAACATGATCATGGATTGATGGATCAAAAATATCTTCTACATTCGTAATTAATTTATCATTCAATGCATCCGTATCAATATCAATATTAGTTATATCGTTAAAAATAGCCCTTAAATACAAGGGGGAATATTTTAAACTTTCGATACTTCCATACAAGGGAACAGTCTCTTTTGGGATTGTTAAAATATCCTTCCAATCGTATAAAGGCTGTTGTCCGTTAATTTTTGTAAATAAATTATCGCTTCGACAAGATTGGATTACTTTGGGTAGAATAACATTTTGATGATATTGAAGATCCACTCGACAATATGGAAATTGTAAGCGATAAGTATATGTAATTTGACTTTCTTTATTCATTATTAATTTTTGTGGAGCTAATAGACAAGAAAATAAGATATTTGTTCCATCCTCGGGCTGTTTCAATAATTCAAAAAGAGCAATTTGGTATTCATAAACAATCTCTACCAAAAATGACCATAATTCTTCATCAAAATGTTCCAATTCTTCATTGAACGATAAATTGATGTTTACTACAATTGGACTTTGAAATTTAACTCGTTCTCCAATATATAATTTAACGGATTTATTCGTTTTTGATTGTTCCAAAGCAGTGCAATAGTCAGTCCAAAATTTCAATACACGATCATCCTTCAACTTCATCCTTCCAGGATTTTGCGAATAATTCACATGTGTATACATATTAGTACAAGCCTCAAAACTATGTTTCATGTTATCGACCGACATTTTTTTTTGGAAAAAAAAGGTTTTGTTTGTAAAAGTGATTCTAAAAAATTTAAAAAAAGTTCATTTCAAAAATTAAAAAATATCAAAAAATATGGTTTATTTTTGATATTTTTACTAGTAAAAATGGAAAAAAATTCATTCAAAAATTCACCCTAGAACAAATTGTTCGCAAAAAATTTACCTTTACTAGTAAAATGCGATGTGTATATACCCTCAGTGGAGTGAAAATTGATGGTTTCTTCTACGCAAAAAAATTTTCTACGCAAAAAAATTTTACTGTCCATAAATGAATTAATTAATAATCTATTTTATTAAAAAAACATGGGGATACCGAGATTCTATAAAACTTGGGTTAAGAGATTACCTTACCCCAATGTTGTCCTTACTTATGTACCAGAATTTATTCATACATTATCAATTGATATGAATGGATTATTACATAGTTCGGCACAATTTTGTTATTGTTATATGTCTGAAAAAGATGTAGAAAATTTCCCAGAAGAAAAAAAGAGAGCTTATCAAGCGAGAAAAGCGTATATTCAAACTGCTAGCCCGCAAGAATTGGAAAAAGATTATCATAAAATTGTTTCTAATATGATTCTTCAAGTATTGAATTATGTTCAACCAAGAGAAGCTCTTATTTTAGCGGTTGATGGAACTGCTCCATTAGCTAAGATTAAACAACAACGCCAACGAAGATATCGCTCCGCTCAAGAACGTCCTCCCAATATGGTATTTGATTCCAATTCAATTACCAGTGGGACTGATTTTATGGCTCGATTGGATATTTATCTAACAAAATGGATTAAAGATAATCAATTAAGTCTTCCCCCTTTAGTGATTTATAGCAATCATTTAGTGAGGGGAGAAGGAGAGCATAAAATTATGGATATATATAGGAGTAGACCTGAATTTCAACGTCCCGAAAAAGCCCATGCTATGTATGGATTGGATGCGGATCTTATTGTATTATCCATGCTTTCTCCTGTATATAATGTTTATCTTGTAAGAGAAGATACAGGAGATGTAGTGAATATTGAAGCGATTAAAAATGGGTTATACCATTATATGAATCGTAAAAGTTCCTATTTAGTGGATTTTTGTGTATTAATGACATTGGTTGGGAATGATTTCCTTCCCGGGGTTGTGAGTTTAAGTGATATGACACATGCATTAAATGAAATGTTGAAAGTATATAAGCGAATTAATAAATCGTTAACTACAAGCGATTTAAAAATTGATTGGAGAAATTTAGGATCATTTTTGAGTTATATAGCGAATATGGAAAATGATTTATTCGTTTCATTGAGTTATAAACAACAAGATTATCCTTTAACTATTTTGAAGGAAACAATGGATCCTCAAAGTCATCAAATAAATATGAAAGAATTATCTCAGAGATGGTATAACTATATTCTTTCCCCTCCTCCCAATAAAGAAATTGAAGTATTCTCTCATTTAATGAATACGGATACTCCATTTGGGTTGAATGAAGAAAATTTCAATGATTTAGTTAATAGTTATTTGGGAGGTATGGCTTGGGTATTGAGATATTATACTAGAGGTCCCTCGCATGTAAGCGAGTCCTATTATTACCCCTATTTCCATGCACCTTTATTGAGGGAATTAGCTGATTTGGCAAAACAATTAGATGATGAATCTGTTAAAGGAGATTATTTACCTAATAAGAATGATCCGATAAAATTTTTCATCCCTCATCAATTATTGAGTGTTTTACCCCCCAAATCGATTAAGTTGATCCCCGCTCAATTGAGAGTATATGTTCAGGATACGTTTAGTCCGGTAAGAGATTTATTCCCAGATAAATTTATTATAGATATGGAAGGATCCAAGCATGGAAATGCCTTAGTCCCATTCGTTGATCCATTGAGAATTATTGATGCTGTATCAAAGATTAATTTCAATGATGCTCAAAGAAAATACTATTTTGAAAATGGAAAGGATATAGTGATTATTAGAAAACCATTTCTAGTAAATAAAGAAACATTGATTGCTCCAGTCATTAATGAACCTAAGAAAGAATTTAATAAGAAATTATCAGGAGGACCTGTTGGTTCTCCAGTTAAAGTATGGGATAAGGTATATAAAACACCTAGTAAATCATCTCCATCATCTAGTATAACTACTACTACTATTACTCTTTCAAAAAAACAAGTCATGGATGAAGTAGCTAATTTGGTAAGAAAGCCAGATTATAAATCATTCAAACAATTATACGTGAATCCAACCCAATTAACAAAATATTTATACAAGAAATTACTTGGATCCATCCAACATTCTATTGTGTTATCCAAGACTGATGGAGAGCATGTATTTATGTATAATAAAAATATGAAAAAGTATATCATAAATAATACACTCTTCAAAATTGAAGATTCATCGATTAAAGAAGAATATCTTTTAGAGGGAGAATATCTCCCAGAAAAGAATAAATTCATTGTATTTGATGCAATTGTTGTTGGAGATAAAAATGTCTTTGATTTACCGTATAAAGAAGTATTATCTTATCTAACTAATTTACCGAAAGAATTAAATGCAGAAGTAAAAGAATCTATTACTGTTGGTTCCAATCCATCGGATGTATACCAAAAGAATAAATCTACCTTGAATCAAATGATGGAGGAAGGCGATGGATTAATTATTTATAGGACGAATAAAGATGATTCCAATTATAGAGAAAGAAAAATATATAAATGGAAACCTGAGAAGTATCTCACTATTGACTTTTTTTGTAAAGAAGTAGAAGGGGGTTATTATTTATTTAATTATATTCATAAATCAATGAGAAATAAAGTTGGGATACGTCAATTACCTGATTATGAATTTTTATTCCCTCGAATTTCAACGATTAATGTACCTATTCAATTTTCTCCTATGGCTTTACCTGATGCATATTTTTTCGAAACGGATATACCCAATCTAGATAATAAAGTTGTTGAATTACTATTTGATGTTTCAACATCCAAATGGAACTATATCAGGACGAGAGAGGATAAGCAAAAAGATGCTGAATCGCAAGCTGGATTATATGGAAATTATATTTCTATTGCAGAGCAAACATTTGTTGAATTATTTGATCCTTTAACACTTGATCAATTATTCTCAAACCAAAGCATTCAATCGTATTTCCTTGAAACGACGAATAATCCACCAATGTATAACTCTATTCGATTGGCGAATACTATGTTTAAGAATTATTGGTTCAATAAGTATTCACAAAATGTCAATTTATTAGTGGATTTAGCTGCAGGACAAGGATCGGATATAAAAAAGTATCGAGATCATAAAATCAATAATGTGATTATGGTGGATCAAGATTTGATGGCTCTCAATGAAGTTGTTTTGAGAAAATACAACCCAGAATTTGCAAAGAAAGTTGTCTTTGATACTAATATATATTATAATTTATTCGATTTATCTTCCTCGTATGAAGAGTATCAAGATACATTGGATTTATTCCCTGTCAAAGAGAAAGCGGATTCAGTATCATGTCAAATGGCGATTCATTATTTTACCCCCACAATTAAAAATTTTATTGAGATAGTTAAATCCTCCCTTAAAGAAGGAGGATACTTTTTCTATACCTGTTTTGATGGAAAGAAACTATTTAATCTATTGAAAGAATACAATGGAAATTATGAAGTAATTGATCAACAAAGTGGAGAAATTAAATATAAATTAATGGCGAATTATGATGTGAAAAAGACAAAGACATATAACCCAGAGAAAAAATTATTGTATATCAAGGTATTACTTCCATTCTCCAGTAAGGAATTGTATATGGAACCTTTAGTGGATATAGATTGGTTAAATAACCAATTTATTTCGAATGGATTTGAATTTATTGAAATGAAATCCAATATAGAGGTAGTGGATTCTATCCAAGAAGAGGATAGATTCTATGCATCACTTTATTCTGGTTCTTGTTTAAGATTAAAATAGAGATTTATTTAATTCTTATTAAATAAAATGCCTAATAAACGTTCTCCTCCTCCTCGTAGATCCACTACTAAGAAATATACATCTAGACCTAGCCCTCCATACCATGCGAATGATTATAAGGGAAAAATTAAACGTGGTAATGATGGTAAAATGTGGATTAGTACTCAAGTAGGGTCACAAAGATCATATACATGGAAAACATTAAAAGGCCGTAATAGTAAAATGAAAGAGGTGCATAGCCCTGAATCTATGGCTAAAATTTTAAAGTTTACTATACGATATAAAAAATAATAATATATTTAAAACTATTAAATAAAATGTCATGGTATGGTTCATGGTTGATTTGGATTGCTATATTAGTGAATTTTATTTTATTAATTGTTATATTAGTTTATATTGTTAAATTAAATTATAATAATAGTAATACCAATAAATATATTATTCCTCCTATGAAAGAGGATAATAAAAAAGAAGAAGAAAAACAAATTGAGACTGAAGATATTATTTACGACGATGAACCAGATGAATCCAATCAATCTCTCCATAATGAATCCGTTAAAGAAGGATACTATAAATATAAAGGATTAATTAGGGAACAATTAGTTTGTCAAACATTGGAAAAGATATACCAAAAAGGATTCCCTACGACTAGACCTTCATTTTTGGTGAATCCAGAGACTGGAGAATTGCTTGAATATGACTGTTATAATCCCGAGCTAAAAATTGCGGGAGAACATAACGGTATCCATCATTATCAATTCCCTAATAGATACCATAAAACTCGCCAAGAATTTGAATATCAAGTTCGTAGAGACCAATATAAGAAACAATTGAGCGATAAAAATGATGTATATCTAATTACTGCTCCTTATTGGGTTCCAACAAATATGATTCCCTCATGGGTGGAGTATTATTGCCCTGAGACTGTTTCTACTAGACAAAATATCGAAAATTTATTATTGAAACATAAATAAAATAATGTCTACTTTCAAAGAAATACAAGATTTAATAAAGAAAGAAATTTATCCATTTAAATCATTTAGCTCACCCAATCATTCTCATAGAAAGGGAATGGAATGTTCATGTAATATGCATTTACCTACTTGTCCAAAATTTTCTAGATCCTCTATAAAGCAAGATAAATAAAATTATAAAATATGCTCTATTTTATAATTATTTCCACTTTGGTATTATTAATGATACTTGTAAGTATTTATTTATATTATTATTTTAATGGATCATCTTCTTCTTTAATAAAGGAAAAAGAAGAAACTGATCAATCTGGAGGATCAACCTCTAAACTCTTATATAAGTATAAATTATGGATTGATTATTCACATTGGATGAAGGTTACTTTTATAGCTATACATAATAGAGATCATTCTTCCTATGAAGAGTATATAGCTAAACTCAATTCAATTGTTGAAATTATTGCTAATGAAGAAAAAGAATCAAAGGAAGAATATAAAATCCTTCTCAAGGAACATATTGAATTATCTAAATCAATGATGATTGAATTGAATGATGGAAATTCTATTGGTTCAATCTATAAACAATGGGTGGATAATGGTGAGAAAATAGCATCATTAATCGCTTCATGGAATTCAATGTATTCTCAACCTCGTATAGCTCTTATTTGGGAAAGTATTTTAACTAACCTATTAAATCAAGCAAAAGCAATCATTACAAATCAAACGTCTTTAGCTATCTCCTATGGAGAATTAGTTGAGAATCAATTGATCGCATTAATCACTTACTTAACTAATTTTCCTTCCAAGTAAGTAATATATTTATTGAGTTGTTCTTTATGGACATCAATATTGATATCTTTACTAATATAAAAAGAAGTTTCATATAGATCAATTAAATCCCATTTGGATACATCCATTCTAGGCTCGTAATTTTCTGGAGGTGAAATGCCTATGTCTAAGTAATACCTTGATCTATGATATATAATTTCATCAATAGGTAATTTAGCTATTGATAAAGAAGCATTTACTTCTTTATTAATATAATCTTTCTTCCCTCCTGGGGAGGAAGTTGAGGATACTGAAGATGGATTATTAATAGCTTTCATCATTAATCCAAACATTTGATCTCTTTGTTCATCTGAAAATTGAGGAGTGAGAACTTTAACATAATCCATAATAGCTTGTTTTTCTTGGGGATTATTTAATGCGGATTGAAGTTCCTTCTTAAAAATTTCTGGGTTATTCATTTTTATATAAAAAAATTATTATTTAAATAATAATAATATTTAATTTTTTTTTATTCTTCATTGAATACTTCTCCATTTTTCCAATGGATTCGATAATCTTTTATTTTCTTTTCTAATCCAAATTTATTTTCTAGAGCTAATTTAACTTGAATAAGTCTATTACCATTGCCATTTTTTTCATAGATAAAAGCAATATTCAATAATAAATCCACCTTTAATTTCAATACTTTTATTCTGATACCTCCTATATCAAGGTATTTTTCATTATAGGCATGAATTTCTGATCGTTTTAATTCTCTATTAAGAACTTTTCCAACCACTTCCGGTCCTGTTATATCCCATACTGAATCTCCATATTGGCGATTCCTTATATTCATATCAATTTGTTCAGCAATTTTCATAAGCAATTTATTCTTTGGTTTAGAAGCCATAAATCCATTAAATAATGCATAATTTTTCACTCCACTAAATGTGCCGAATTCATATCCATCTTGTGGGATAATAAAATCATATTTATTCCAATCGATAATTTTATCTAATGATACTAACGATTTCATTCCCATATCCATGTATACCCCTCCATATTTATGGAGGACTAATATCCTAAATAAATCTGCTCTATACGCCCCTGGAATTAACAAGTCGTAACTTTTCAAATATCTAGGGTAATATTTCTTTATAAAATGTCTACGGTCTTCATCGCTAAAATATATCACTTTTAATCCCGGATTATCCTTTATAGTTTTCTCGTATAAATCGTTGAGTTGGAATTGGATATTATCTAAATAAAATTCTCCTGTGCGAAACATGAGTTTGGGGATATTCGTTTTATGGTTCAATTTCATTGAATCAAATTGAGTAAATGTTAGAATATTCCCTTTTGATCCATCCACCATCCTATGTTTTGGAACTGTAACGAATGGGCGAATGAAAATAAATACTGAATAAGTCAGAATAATGAACCCCATCAAAACAAGTAGGATAATTGCTATAACAATTTCCAACTCCATTTTATTATAAAAAATTAATATATTTTTATAATAAAAATGAATATATTTGATATTCCTTTATATTATATATCATTTAGTAAAAAACCTATTTTAGAAAAAAAATTAATAGAAACTGGATTTACTAATATAAATCATTTCAATGCTATAAAGGGAAAAGAATTAGATGAATATGAATTAATTCAAAAAAAAATTATCTCTTCTAGGTCTTTTAATGATTTAAAGGAGGGAAGAAAAGAACATAGTGGTATCCCATCTAAAGGAGCTATAGGATGTTCTATGAGTCATATGAATCTTTGGAAGAAATGTGTAGATGAAAATTTACCTTATATAATAATTTGTGAGGATGATGTTAAAATTAAATCTATTTCTAAAAAAGATATACAAAAAATTACTTCTATATTGGAATCAAGTGATAAAAGCGGATTTATTTCTACCTCAATAAACAAAGATCCTATTTACCAATTTTGGGGACTTCATTTTTGTATATTTTCAAAAGGGGCATGTAAAGAATTGATAGATAATTTTTACCCTATAGATTTACAAGCAGATTATTATGTTGCACATTTAGCTACATTAAAAAGATAAATATAGATGGATTTAAATTGTATAATGCAGAACTTAAATTATTTACTAGTTCTATACAAGATGTTAATTTTAAAGTAGGTATGCCTCAAGAAAATTATTTTTATATTATCATGATTATTATTATAATAGCTCTATTTGTATTATTTTTAACATTTATGATTTTATATATTAATCTTAGAAAGAATCATCGAATAAAATGATTGTAAATAAATTTTGATATAGTAATAACAAATGAACGAGGGAGACAAGGAATAAAGAATGATTGAATTTCTTCATTCGCTCCATATTGGATTAGATAACTTCTCATATAATCACTTTGAGCTAAAAGTATTAATCCATCTACATCAAATGGTTGGCGATCCATCCAATATCCCACTTCTTCTATATCGTCAGATAAAACTGCTAGTTCAATAGGATTCATTTTTTGAATATAATATCTATTTATTTCTTAAATATATTAGACTTATCAATTTTTCTCACATCTTTACAATTGATGGCTTCTTGGGATTCAAACCATTCAATCAAATCGTATAATGCTCTATCTGTATCCAAAGCTTTGGAAATACTTGCTACAGTTGCATCAGGGTCAAAAGGAGGAATTAATATATGATTTTCTTTATTGAATACTCCACTATCTGGATTGTCATCCACAAAGAAACAATTCTCTAAAGTAAGTGATTTATCCACTTCAGAAGCAAGTTTGGCTAATGGTTTGGCGTAACTTCCATTATCCGCTTGATAATTACAATTACTTCGAGCCATTACCTTTTTGGGGACTTTTTCTGTTTTAGAAAAAATATAATCAGTGACTTGCTCTACATAGAAATCGGTCCCTGCAGACCATAGAATAACATTATCAAATCGAGAAAAGCAATAATTTAAAAAATCGATTAAACCGGGTCGGAGGATACCATACATAGGCATAAATTTATTCGTCTCCTCTGGAAATACTTCAAACAAATGTCTCCTAATGGAGACAGTTTGAGGACTACCTAAACTTTTAAGGTATTTTGTTCTAGTTATATCCCATGTATGAATTAAGCATTCATCCATATCCAATACAATAGATTGATTTGATTTATAAGGTATGTAACGAACTTCGGGATCGGAATATCCAAACCAAGAAGAGAACCATGACATTTTTATTTGAATAAAAATGATTAACTTAAACAAATTTAACAATGACCAATTCAGCCATTATATTGGGGATATAATTTGGATCTGTATGAACAGATAAACTGAGTAAATCATTCTCTACAAAATTCTTTACTACTTGAAGAGTAATAGATGTATCCGCTTGAACATTAGATAGAGCAATAGGGAATGTTGATCCCTCCTTATTAAGGACAATCTTACTTCCAGAAGAAGCTAATTGATGTCCGGCAATATATAGGGAATATATTCCATTAGATAGAATTTTTAGGGAGCCATCCTCATTAATTGAAATCCAATCAATAGACGGTTCATTAATAGGCTTCCAAAGAACCATTCCATCTTCTTTAACTAATTTGGAATTTAGATTAATTGAAGAAATATTTTGCTGTACAATAATCTGCTTTACTTCCTTAATCACTTCTATTACCTTTGGTTCTGGTGGTGGAGGAACAGGGGCTGGAGCTGGAGCTGGAGCTGGAACTGGGGCTGGAAC